GAGACACCTAAACGAGCTGCTGCTTCATTCAAGACAGGATCTTGTGATTGAAGAGTAACTTGCTCGTTCATACGGATAAAAGTTCCATAAAAATCCATTTTTGCATCAATGTCTACAGCAGTGAGCTGTTGAGCAGGAGGAGTAACACCTGTGTTTCCAAGAGGAACCATAGCTGTTGCTAATGGATTGTAACGTCTCATACGTAAGGATGTTCCACCATTCCTTGGCATTTGTTTTTTCATTGCCGGAATTTTGTGGATAAAGTTAGGGGTCGGAACAGACAAAAGCTTATAACTAAAGCTTTGCTGTACCGGAGCCGGTAACGTTGTGGTTGTTGTTATTGCCATAAGATTTCCTTAACAAAAATGTAAAAGTGACATCTGTTAAGATTTGACGAGAACCAATAGTACGTCGTAGCGTGGCGAGAGCTAGAATACGCCGAAAAGATGGTTTGACGAGAACCATATATACGTCTCTTATTTATATATCAGGACTAACAGTTAAAAACAAGATCTTGAACTGAAGTTCTTTAGGCCTGTCTACGAGACGGAGAGAAACATAGACAGGCCTAAACGACTAGGAAGAAATACCTTTTTTATACAATTACGTTAATAGTTCTTACGCGCTTGCTCCATCTCTTTTCTCAACTGGTCTTTAAGACCATCGGTTAAACCTTCAGCAAATGCATTAGCACGAGATAAAGGAGTATTGCCCTGTTGAGGAGAGACGCTTGCAACTGAACGTGGCTTTGCAAAATTTTCCTGAATTATAGCTTTTTCACGTTGATTAGTATCTTCTTTATAAATATTTAGATTCTTTATCATGGTATATGCCGAAACAGCCTGACTATAAAGATTAGTATTAGCAACAATAGTCTCTGCAATTTCAGGATGTGTCTCACGAAGCATTGCAATCGTATCTTTGTTGACTACTTTGTCAAAATCAGGATATTTACCCTTAACTTTGTTCTCAACTGCAACTTCCTGAGACTGTTGTTGATATGATTTAAGCTGTTTTTCAAGCTCTTTCATCTTCTTATCATACTTATTAAGGTGTTTTCCCTCTACAAGATCATCCGGATTAAGTGAATACTCAGGTTCTTTTGGTTGAGCTGCTTCCTTAGCTCGCTCTAACTCTTGTAATCTTCGTAACGCTTCATCACGCTCACGCTGTATACGCTCATTCTTCTCACGTAACTCACGGAAATTACGCGCTTGATATGACTGCTCCTCTTGTTGTGGCGTCTCTTGAACGGCTCCTGCTTGTGCTTGTTGTTCCACCGCTTCTTGTTGCTGCGCAACGTGTTGCTCAACTGGTGCTGCTATTTCTTCAGCTACTTCTTGCTGTGCAACGTGTTGCTGTGCAACGTGTTGCTGTGTGTTTACTGTTTCATCAATCATGTATTTCTTCTCCAATATCTTTTGATTTTTGAAGTCCAAGTATATAACGATTTGTACTCCTACACTTTTCTCTAGTCTTACCTGATTCAAGGTCTTTAATAAAATTATTAACTAAATTAATTTCTCCTCTAACAGGGCATTCAGCTTCTAGCTTTTTAAAATCAGATTGAATTCTGTTTATAGAATCTTCCTGAACACCATTTTTTTGAAGTATGTGCACTATTTGTTGCTTGTAGTACTCTTCTAATTCATGTGCTCTTAGCAAACTTTCAGCTTCTTTTTCTGATGGATGGGACCATAATAACGCTAATCCGATTTCGGTGACGTCATCTTCAACGATATCAGTACAGACATAAACAGTTTGATCATATTTTGGCTCAGGACAGATTCCAGACTCAGTAAAGGAATCATTTTCAGTAAAATAAGGGAGATAACAGCTAGAAATAAAAAAGTTTCCTGGATAATAAATACTATCTTGCTCAACAAATTTTTTAATACGAGCTTCATATCTTTCAGCTCCTAAAATAGTCCTTTTTGGGCCTTTTTCATCAACCATGTATTTCCTCAATTAATGATTCATTGTTTAATTTTCTACATAATTTATATAAAGAACCATCTGCAAAATCCAGAACAAATTTGAGTAGATCTCGCTCAGAATCTGCTACTTGTAATGCGTTATCCTTCAAATGATGACAGGTATCTCGTGATGGTATAGTCCATACATATTCTAACTGCTCATCTTTTGAGTTGTACTTATACACTGTCTGATCATAATCAGGAGTTGGACAGGTACCACGAGGAAAGAAATAACTTCGAAAGACGTTCGGCATAAGCTTTTCATTCTTAGTAAGAACAACTATAAAAAACCTATCAGTAAATTCTTTCTTATGCTTATCAACGCACTCGACAAGATTCTTTATATAATCCTTCTGCATCTCTCGTTCAAGTTCAATAGGATCTTGTGATTCGGCTTTCTTTTGCATCAAATCTAACGCAACTTTGCCTACCGTTTCTTTTGCCATAAGACTTAACTTTTTGCAACGTACAAGAAGACCATGCAAACAACATCACTCTCTACTTTTTTGTTACGCTTAGTTCTCTTTAAAGCGTTTAGTTTATTCTCTATCATCGCTACGATATCATTAACAGTAAGATCTTTTTCATGCATTACTTTTTCAAGCTTATAGGGAAGAGATTCTGGCTTACTTACTTGATTAGCAAACGTATACATTGTCGAAAAGGCTACAAAAAGAGGTATCAACAGTTTATAATTTCTCATACTATTTCTTCTTTTCCATCTTAGCTAAGCGAGTGTAATAATCTGGCATTTCTTTAAGGTGAGCTAAAGTAATCTTGGCAGTCTTAATTGGATCATTCTTTGTAACGTCCTTGTGTTCCAACTCAACCTTTAAACCTTTCTTAAACTCGTTTAGTCGTATCTTTTCCCAGTCAACTCCGAGCTTATCTCCAATTTCTTTCGGCGATAAAATTGCCTTACGAACTATAACTTTTTTCTTCTTTGCCATATTATTTCCTCTAAGTCGTAGACTCTAACAATACATCTATTTTAATATAGTCATCATGTTAATTTTTTATTCATTATTTAAGGAACGCGTATGTATAAACCACTCTCACTAAGCATCCTGCTTTCGCTTACTACTTTTACTACATTTACAATGGAATTGCCAATGTATACGAAGCACACTAAAAGGGGAAAGCACAGATCTCAACATAAAAGCAAACACAGTTCTAGAAGTGCTCATGAGCATGTTACGCATCTAAAAGATAAAGATGGATATCCTATTCCAGAGTATTTCGCTCGCTATATTAGCAACCAACTTTTTGATAACAGCCCCAATCAAGCGTTTGAAGATATCTATATAGAAATACTTTTCCAACATAGGGAACCTAAACTCTACCCTGAGTTAGTTCAGTTAAGACAAACACTTTTAGAAGAATATAAACGCTCGAGAAAATAAAGATTAAAGGACCCGGTAATGAAATGGTCATTTCCATTTATGATAATGTTTTTCATAACACTCTTCACACTGCTTAACGTTTACGGATCTACATCTGCCATGGATGATAGCCCGTCTTATTCCAGCCTCTCTTATTCAAACATCGGTAAGATTACAACGGGTAAGATTGCTGCAAGCGAATCATCGTATAACACTCCAGGATATTGCCGAGAACTCTCCGGCTTCTTCGCAACCTGTACCGAAGATTCAGAAACACGAATAAAACTGTACCAATACGCAATTAAAGAGCTGATAGAAAAGCATAACGAAGAAAAGACTAAATCTAAAAAGCAGAAAAAACAAAAATGGATTGCGGTTATAGTCGGAGCTATTACAACTGTAACCCCGCTGCTCATATCAATAATAAATGCTTCAAATAGTAATGAGTGTGAATGTCCATAAAATTAACAACCAAGCTAATGAGGGCGCCCTTTTGCGCCCTCATTTATTAGTTAGTAGTGGAGTGGAGCTATGAGTGGAGCTATGCAGAAAAAAGAATGCCCCACGCTTTTTGGTACAAACTAAGCAAGCTAAGAGAGACAGTTTTTATTGATGGGGCGGACTTTAATAAAAACTTTATAGTCTACATTCTTTGCATCGATAAATTGGTGACCTCACCGTGAGGTGTTACCAAACCTGAAGAAATACCGTAAGATATAACAAACATACACAATCCATAGAGGCAACGAAGGTAGACTATGAAAAAGTTTAATGAATATCTTAAAATTGGTGACGCCGCAAAGCTACTCGGCTTAACTGAAAACACATTACGAAACTGGGAAAAAGAGGGGAATTTCAAAACATATCGTCATCCTATAAACAATTATCGGCTATATGATGTAGAAGAATTAAAAGAGTTACTAGCAAACATTAAAAGATAAGGATATTTATGAAAAAAAACGAATTAAGATGGCGCAAGATGTCGGAAGAAATGCCAAAACTTAACAATGAAAACATACTATGTTATGGCTTTGATGAACTTCACAACGAACGGCCAGTGTTTCTGCGTAGGATAAAACCTCGCCCAGTCCCTTTATCATTGCTTCATGAAAAATTATGCCGGGATAATAAAAACGATAACCAATGGAATAA